TGCCATAATGGAACTACGTGAGCACTTGCGGGCGTTAGATAAGTATCATGACCTTACCGAGGATCAAGCTAAGTTAATTGGTGACCTGCGTGAATGGTTGCAGAATGAATTGCAAGACCAGGGCTTGTCACAATTATTCTAATTATTGTGATACTTTGCGATAGCCATGCTTCCAAAGAAACCTGCCCAAGGCCTCACCTTCTGCATCTACTTTCTCCTCACTCCATTCCGGCTGAATGTGATGTAGATACTCGTGAATCAGGACAATAAGGTAGCGCATCGGTGGCAGTGTTGGGTCTATCTCAATAACATTATCACAGTACAAACCATCCGCACGCTCACGCCCAAGTTTGCGATGTATCACTTTTGGATGTGGTTTGCGTTTCATTTGTACTAACTTTGCCGTGCTTCTATTGTGTTTATTTCCGCATAGATGTTTTAGATTGATGCAAATTGCCCCCTAACGTGGGGGCTTTTTGTTATCTAATCTTGCCGTTGACTATGCGATAATTGCTCACATCGAACTCACCCGTATCCATAATCTTCACATGTGCAAAGCCGTGGTGGTGTTTGTTGATGGGCATGTAATCGGGATGCAGTTCACACAGGCAGGCCACACTCCAGCACGTAGTCAGCTTGCCGTTGATGTTTGGCTCACTGTGTTCAGATGCTTGGTGATGATGACCGCATAGCGCATTGTCTTTTGCCCGCAGAAATAAACCGCGAGCGATGTTCACAGGGCTAAACACTGACTGCCCTAGTTCGTGACCGTGTAGTATGGTAAGATTGCCGGCACGGATGATTTGTTTATCTGGAATGAACGTGATGTTATGTTGATCCAGGTGCATCAAACTCTCAAAGCTAAATTCATTCATGCCTAAAAGGTCAGGTGCATTGCGCATTATATAGTGGTCATAACGCACGTCGTGATTACCGCACTTGTAATAGATAGCAGCGTTTGGGAATAGCTTGCGCAGTGTGCCTAAGAATTGGCGTGTCATTAAGACCTCATGCCCGAAGTTACGCTTGCGCGGGTCTTTCTCAAAGCGACTAATGGCATAGAAATCTATAACGTCACCATTGAGCAGGATGGTATTAACTTCATTCTCCATACCGTACTTAAGCGCAAGCGTCAGTGCCGGGATGTTGTGATATGGTATATGCAGGTCACCGATTATAAGAATGTTATTGTGGTTTATCGGTAACTTGTAAGGTTGATAGTTTGACTCCTGCGATGGGGGCAGGTCGAGTGGGTTGTGCATCTCAGGTTTCAATTCACTTAAGATATCATTAAACTCACCGAGTGAATGCTTAAGCTTGTCAAGATGGCCAGTAGGTGGTGCACTTATTTTCGGAGGTGGTGTACTTAATTGCGCCTCGCCAAAACTTACAGCTTTTTCCTCACCTAAGTTATGCTGCCGCCACGCCTGATACATGCGCAGGAATGATTTGTAGGTAAGTGGCACGGAGTATTCCTCCATTGCCAGTCTTACTCTATCACTTAGCGTTCCGCTGCCGTTCCATATCGCCTGATATACTGGTACATACTTGCTTGCCATATTGATTGATTTAGTGTTTTGCTTTTATATAGCCTGTCAACTCAGCAAGCGCACTTGCAATGGTTGAATTCTGCTTTTGAATTGCATCAATCTTTCCATCCAACTTGTTGATGCTTTCTTTTGTGTCATCTTTTATCTCATCAATGCGGTGGTGTATTGCACTGATTTCGCGTTTGTGGTGTGTGTCCATGGTTCGCACTGTGATGTTTAGTTTGTCGACGTTTCGTTTTAGCGCATAGTACAAGCCTGAAAGTGACACAGCCCCCGCTACGATAGTGAAAATGTCTTTAGGTTCAATGTTGATCATAAGATGACGAAGTATACAGTTGATATTGCCAGTGCGCTAAGGCCGATGCTGAGCACTGTATTGTGAAGTATTAGCTTGCGATTGCGTTTTTTCAAGTCTTTTATCTGCATCTCTTTCTCCTGCGCTATGGCCTTTTCAATCGCTTGCTTGTTTTCGTAGATTGTCTTTAATGTTTCGTAGCTGCTGGCCTGTATGCCTGTAATCTTGCTGTAGTAATGGGTCTTTAACTTTTCAAGTTGGTACAAACTATCTATCTCCATAGATGTTTCATACCAGTACATCATGCTATTGTAATTTAAGTTCATTAGCTGCAGCTCGTAGGTTGTAAGTCTTGGTGTAAAATCCAGACTTGAGGAGGCTGTCTGACTTTTGGAGCGTTGTGCGAAACTGCTTATCGCTACCAGCAGCATCAGAACTAAGGATATTGTATGTCTCATTGCGGTATATTTCATTGGTTATCTCTTGCCTTTGTATAATCGTATCTCGCTGCATGGTCAAACTATCAATCCGTGCGTATAAACAGTCAGCCTTTGCCGTATTAGTCTCAATCACTTTGTACAAACTATCATTCATCTTGTACAATCTATCTACTGCGGGATTGATTTGCGGCCTGTTACACCCTTTGAATAGTAGAATTATGACTATGCCTGTTGCGAGTATGCCCAGTGCGTAGATCAACATCGGATTTATTCTTGCTTTTTCCATCGTGTGATATGTATGTTTTTATTCAGTGGTCGAATCTTGTAATACACGCCGTCACGTGTGCGCGAGTCACGCATGCCCTGTTCGTTTGTATTGCCTTCAATGGTGCGCACTGAATACTTGCCAATCTTATCTACTATCCCGGTATGGCCTATGCTCTTATACCTGCCCTTTAAACTTGAATAGGCTAGCGTCATCACTAGCACATCCGCATCGTTAAAGGATTTAAGAAACTTGCCGCCGTCGAATATCACATCTTTGCGGTTATAGGCAGTGGGTGACCAGCCTGTAATTGTGTTGAGTATTCCACACTCATTCAACATAGCATGCACGAAGTACGCACACCATGCGTGGCCTTTTTTCCATCCACTTTCAATCATAAGTGCAGTGAATTGTGGGCTGTTAAAGCCCATATTGTTGCCTCCTTTCTCCTTTATACCTACATAGCTCGCAGCTGTTACCCTTACGCAGTAACCGTCATCAGCAAGTGAAGTATATACAGGAAGGCAGCAAAGTAGGCAAAGTATAAGCCCACGTATAACACTATCTTTTGCCATGTGCTCAAATCAGTTAGTGCCTGCTGCTTGATTTGTGCGGAATAGACCATGCGCTGAAGTGCCCGAAAATTGAAATACAGCCCCATGAATACGACAAAGTTTGCCACCACCATAACAAGTGCGGCAAGAACTATATACTGGATGTATTCAGTGCTAATAAGTGCATCACCGAAGTAGGTATAACTACCATACCCGGCAAGAAAGAAAAGCAAAAATGCAAGCGGTATTGACCACACCCCGTCATAGAGTTGCAGCAGATAGCGCAGCGACTTAGGCCGTGCGTTACCGTTTATTTTTATCTTGCTCTTTGGGTGCATTGGCTCTAAGTTTTAGCGAAAGTTCACGCTCATACTTGCGCAAACGCTCGGTGTATTCTTGCTTTAAGTTCTTCTTATCACTCATGGTATTCGATTGATGATGTTACGTGAGTAAGTCGGCCTGTACGATGTAGCTGTATTTCCGCTGCTGAACTGGTAATTGAGTGTATTGGTGACATCAGTACGCGGTGAACGGTCAGGCCATTGCGCTGTTTGATATTCCGGGAATAGTGATGCGTTAGCGCACAAGTAATCGACTAGCAAAGTAGTGTAATGCTCCGCATTTTGCCTTGCTCGGTCAATCATGTCCTTCATAACTACATCAGAGATAGGCACAGTATCCTCTGATTGACGCTGCACAATAGTGCCATTGTCCATACGATAGCACAGGTTAGGAGTAAGGTCAACCATCACCCACCAAAGCAGCGCACGTTGGATGTAATCCTCTAGCAATGTCTCATAGTCACCGCTAATTGTACCTGCCGCTACATCCGTTTTAATCTTGTTCATCAAATCAGTTCCCAAAAATGGAAGTATCCACTTATCCTGCGCCAAATACACCGATGGATAAATGATATTCGGGTCAACACTGCCGTTGACTGTGGTGTATTTTTTTATATAGTTCTCTGAGATTAAAAGTACTTCTGCCATGGTTATGATTATTTATTTGCGAATCGTGGATTGTCAGGAAGAAAGCCTTCATAGGGCATGTTGCGTGGCTCTTGTGCCACCTTTGGATTGTTCCGCACTTTATACCCGGCTTTCTTTACTCGCACATCCATTGCTTCTTTGATGTTTGGATTAGTTAGATCTAAACCAAAACCTTTTGCACTGGCAAAGGTCATCTTCCGCCACACATGGCCACATGCCCCTCCGCCCTTGAACAACCAAATGCTGTATTTATCAGCCCCTCGCGGCCCCCATCCTTCGTTGACTATTTGCTTACCCATTTGCATGATATCTTCCTTACGATATAGCTTATCGGCAGCAATCATCTTACGGCAAAACTCACGTGAATTATCTTTGATTTCACCGCTATACTTATAGCGAGTATAGAACTTCACATCGTCAATGGTTTCATCCTGTGAAGACTTGGCATTAGGTCGAGCAGTACCTGTGCTTGTAGTGCCAAAATTATGCGCTGCTAAACTTTCGTTATCCGCATCATCCGTATCGTAATCAACATCGTATTCATCAATCAATATCCAATCTTCATCTTGGTCTTCACCTAATGCAATCAATGCATCAGCTACTTTGTTATCATCAAAGTCCGCAGCTATTTTTTTTTTTAACTCAACACTCGATTGAATTACTTCAGTTGGCTGCAACGAACCTGCTATAACATCGGCAAAGATTGCATCGACCACAGCGGGAGGTAATGTTGGGAACGCTGCCCGCACAATTGCCTTGGCACTGCTAACGGGTACAGCTCCAGCTGCGCTTTGCATTACTATGTCAATGAGTGAACTGATTTGCGCACCGTTCAATGCAGTAGCAGCGACATCAGTTGTATTGCCTGTTGCTGTCGCATCGGTTACAACCGAAGTCTGCTCTGCTACGAGTGGGGTATTTGGCACAATCTCAAAAGTTACTCCCGGCATTTGAGGGCTTAGGAGTTCTTCGATACTTGAATTAATCTTTTCCTGATAAGGTTCAATGACCTGTTTGTTGAATATCTCAAGACCAGTAGTCATCTCGTCCTTGTTGCTACCGAATCCTGATGTTTCTCTGATACCGAATAGCAATGGCGTTGTAACACGGTGCGCTGTGATAATCTTTTGCTGTGCGGTAGTATCCATCAATTGATACTGCTTATCCGCATCATTCACGGGGAATGGTGTTATCTCAGTCTTTGGTTGATCGCGTTCGTTAAAGAACATTACCACCTTGCCCGCATTGCGTGCGCCGCTCATCTTATTCTCCCAGTC